ACGCAAACTCCGACATTATCGACGGGTATACATTTGTTGCGACGCTTGATAGCTCAACGACTCTTACGTGCGCGGAACATGATCAGGAGTTCGTTCCGAATGGAATGCCAGGCCCGAAGCCAAGCCTACATTATGGGTGCAGGTCAACAACGGTACCACGCGTAAAACCTGAGTACAGCCTAGCAGCAGGGCTAAAAGGTGAGCGCCCATCTATCGGTGCCGATGGTGTTGAGGCGGTTGGGAGCAAGACAACATACGGCGGGTGGCTAAAGAAGCAGCCCGCCGCATTCGTCGATGAGGCTCTTGGGCCTGAACGCTCTAAGCTGTTCAGGTCTGGTGCTATCAAAATAGGCGGCTTCACAGACCCGACAGGAAGGGTCTACACCATCAAGGAGCTGAGGGGTATGAATCCTATTGCTTTTCAGGAGGCGTGAAAACCTCCTAAGTAGAGCCTAAATAATGTCAGAGTTGCCATATTTCTGCCAAATATGGCGGCTAATAGACTGCCTCATCCACCCGTAAAGCTCCCTTCCGGTACTGATTCTTGCGCATACCAAGCACCGAGTAGAGTTTGCAGGCACTTTTGAGAATAACGTTACAGGTAGCATGTGCCCACAATCTAGGACTATTGCCGCAGTCGCCGTCCTAACAACGGTCTGTTTTGTTATATTCTTGCTGCGCACCTCTTTTTTCACCTTTTCTATGACTATAGAATCGGTGCCAACTATTTTCCTTATACAACAATCACTCATAACACTCTCCTATTTAAAACAAAACTATGATTGGCGCTTCTCTCTGCGTTTCATTTTGCCTATTGCAGCCGATAGAGAATCTATTGTCGCCTGTTTCCTGCTACTGTCTATGCGCGCCGCAATTGCTGCCTCCTCAAGCCGTAATATTGTGGTCTTCAGCCTGTTAATCGCGTGGATTAGTTTGTACATTTCATGCTTTTGCAGGTCTGCGTCTATGTCTGTAGTCATTATCTATAACTCCCTCTTGTCGTAGGTTATCGTGTTTGACCGGTACACATGCGAGCATATTTTTATCTCTCGAATCGTTCCCGCATTACCGTAAATAACAGGAGAATCTAGTGCAAACCCGTCTTCAATCACATGGTGCGCCAGCATATCGTATTTTGCAGACCCCAGAAGATCTCCAAGCAAGCCTTTTCCAAGCAAAGAAATATCTCTATCCCATAAAGATACACTTTCGCCGTGCATTTCTGCTGTCCTGATGTTCGGGTCCATGCCGAAAATAAGCATTCCGCCACCCTCGCCTGTTCTAGCTGATGCCTTTGCCATGTAGATTCTCCGATAGTTATTAACGTGATCAATATCTCCAACTCCCCATATTTCTGCAACATAGTGTTTTTTATGCCCACATAAGCTAAAATGATTTGACAGCGGCGGTGCCGTAAACTAGGTCAGTGACCGAAGGAGTAGAAATGTTCAACCAAGATATGAAATTTGACCGCATGTACCGTGAGGAAAGCGGCGGTGATGGCGATGCTGGGGGTACGCCTGATGCCGCAGAAAAGACTATTGACCCAGGTATTGCAGCTCTACAGGAGCAATTCAACGCTTCACAGGCTGAGAATGCCCGACTGCTGGCCAAGATTACCGAGGCCAACAAACACACCCGCGAGGCAGAGCGCCAAGCAACTGAGGCAGCACGAAAGAAGGCCGAGGCTGACGGGAACTATGAGCAGCTTTTCAAATCCTCCGAGACTGAGCGCCAGACCCTGGCCGAGCAACTGGAGAAGATGGGTACCGCCACGCGGAAGGAAAAAGAGTTAAGCGAGGCTATGAAATTGGCTATCTCGCTCAACCCTGTATCAGAGTTCGCGGCTCAGGATTTAGCCGAGAAATTGGCCAAACGCTTGAAATCTACTGATGAGGGTATTAGAATTACTGATAACAATGGAGATTTGACGGTTTCTAAACTCGAAGACCTCCGAAAAGAGTTCGCAGGCAGTGCCTCGATAGCTCATCTGATTAAAGGCAATCAATCCTCTGGCGGCGGTGCTGCTGGTGGGTCAAATGGCGGCGGTGCTGCGAAAGAAATCACACGCGCCCAATTTGACGCACTTGATCCACTCGCCCAAGCCAAATTTATGAGCGGCGGCGGGAAACTGACCAGATAGAGGATTTGAACAATGGCTGAGAATAATATTGATGCAATCGTACCCGACATCTTTGAGGCATTAGATGTCGTATCCCGTGAACTGACGGGGATGATCCCGTCCGTAACCATGTCTTCATCCGCAGCTCGCGCCCGACTCAATCAAGAGATCCTGGTTGATATCTCGCCCACCATCACCGGCGTAGACATCACTCCCGCGATGGTAGCGCCAGACCCCACCGGACTAACAGATACCGGAACCCCGATCATCATCACCAAAGAACGAGCATTCCCGTTCGGTTTCAACGGTAATGATCAAATGGGGCTTAATACCGGCCCAGGGTACATGAACAGCCGAGCGGGTAAAATCGCACAGGCAATTCGCGGCCTTACCAACGAGGTAGAGGTGGATCTGGCTGCGCTACAGTCAACATTCTCCCGCGCATACGGTACGCCAACAACCACGCCTTTCGGCACCGCCAACGATTACACCGACGCGTCGAATGTGCTGAAAATCCTCAAAGATAACGGCGCTCCAGGCAGCGACAATCAGTTGGTGTTAAATACCACCGCTGGGGCCAACTTCATCGGCAAACAGTCGGCAGTCAACGCCGCCGGTACTGACTCGATGCTGCGCCAAGGTGTGCTGTTAGACCTGCAAGGGATGCCGCTTCGCGAGTCTGCCCAGGTCGTAACGCAGACTAAAGGAACCGGCACTAGCTACACCTCTGCAACAACCGGCTTTGCCATCGGCACAACCTCCATTCCGATCATCACCGGTAGTGGTACTGTGTTGGCTGGCGATACTGTGACGTTTGCTGGGGACACCAACAAATATGTAGTGACTACCGGTGTAGCGGCTCCTGGCACTATTGTTCTGGCGGCTCCTGGCCTGCGTGTAGCTCTTGCGGCCTCGGCTGTTGCCATGACCATTGGCGCTACCTCGGCGCGTAACATGTGCTTCAACCGTTCCGCACTGGTGCTTGCTGCTCGTTTGCCTGCCCGTCCAGAGGAAGGTGATTTGGCCGTAGATGTTATGACCATCACCGATCCACGAAGCGGCCTAAGTTTGGAATTCTCCATGTATAAGGGCTACCGTAAAGTTCGGTATGAAGTAGCTCTAGCGTGGGGCGTTAAGAACATCAAGCCTGAACACACCGCGCTACTGCTCGGCTAGTGCCTTACCGTTGCCCCTTCTATGAGGGGGCAATCTTGAGTCCACTAGGAGATAGAGCATGAGTCAGACCTGCGAAGTAGTCACCATCCAAACCGAGAACGGCCCCGTACAGATCAACAAATCCGATTACGATGCGTCAAAGCATAAGCTCGTTATCCAAGAGCCTGCTAAACGCGGTCGCCCTGCTAAACAATAATGTCTAAGCAAGGAAATTTCATATCCGTAGCATCAGACCAGGAGGGCGCTGATGTTCGGATAGTCACCGAGACTAATCCGCTACCTTTGGGGCTGTTCGATGGGTATGGAAATCCTATCGGCTCTTTAAAGGGTGCGTTAAACATACATGATGCTGACGTTCATAATTCAATAGTTAATAAATATATCCATCAGCACACGGCGACAGTAACCACTCTCGCAGCCAATAGCGCCATTGACACAGATACGCTATCTCTAGCATCTGGCGCAGGTCTAGCGGCTCTTGACTACATCCATATCAATACAACATCATTAGAGACTACACACCCTAGAATACTATCATCTGTTCCAGCTTTTCCAACGTCTGCGCCCGTTGTTGTGACGCTGGATAGACGGCTTGATGTGGCGCACTTTACTGGTGACGAGGTAACAAAAGTTCTGCTCGATATGTCCATATTGGTCGGTACGCTTGCTGCACCACAGATATATTATGCTGGGCCCCCTCCTGGTGAGGTTTGGCACATAACTAGAATATTATTCTCAATGACGCACGGAACAAGTGGCGATTTAGGATTATTCGGAAACCTTGCCGCGCTTACTGGCGGGTGTGTGCTACGGGGGAGAGTGAACGGTGGCTACGCAACACTGACCAACTGGAAGACCAATTCAGATATAAAATCAGACATGTATGATGTTGATTTCGACTCTAGGTCATCAGGCGGCGGCACTTACGGAACATCAGGGCGGGGAACTTTCACAAATGCCGGTGCAGTTATCAGGCTAGATGGAGATACTAGCGACAGGATTGAATTATATGTTCAGGACGATATAACCGCGCTGAATATCTTCACAATTAAAGCTCAAGGGCATCAGGAGGCGGTGTAAATGGCCACAATCGTAGTAGAAGACGGAACCGGAAAGACTAACAGTAACTCATACGTGAGCGAGGCTGACTTCTCCACCTACGCCACAGACCGAGGCGTTACTATCGCAGGCACGGCGGCTGTACTGCTCATACAGGCGATGGATTACATCGAGAGTCAGATGTATAAGGGCTACAAATATACCGAGGCACAGGCGCTACAGTGGCCGCGTGGTAACGTGACAATCGACGGCTATTACGTGGCTGTAACAACTATCCCGCAATTACTCATTGACGCACAGTGTGAGGTTGCTATCGGTATTGACGGAGGCACTAACCCACTGGCTAATGCCACGCGCTCGACTAAAAGCGAGAAGGTGGGCGACATTGCAGTTGAGTATATGGATGGCGCGAGAGACTCAACCTATCTAGCGGCTGCCGAGTCTAAACTGTCCAAGCTACTTTCCGGTGGCTCAGGTGGCGTTAATGCGGTGGCTACCCGCGCATGAGTTTTTATTCCAATCTCGCCGCAATAGCTTCACGGCTCCTTGATACCTACGGGCAGACGGCCTCTTTCTCTCGCGTCACTGGCGGCACTAAGAATGCTGCGACGGGTATCACATCAGGCACATCGACAACGACCTACAGCGGCAAGGGTGCGGCGTTCGATTACAACCGCAGTGAGATAGACGGGACTCTGATTGTATCGGGTGATATCCGGTTAATGCTGGAGGCCACTACAACCGCTCCGCTTGTTGGCGATACCTGCACGGTGAGTTCTATTGCCTATCGCGTCGAGTCGGTGAAAGAATCATCCCCTGGTGGCGAAGCAACTCACTATGAACTCCAACTGAGAAAGTAATGGCCTCCTTCGCTAATCAGGTAAAAGCATTCGAGAAACTGGCTCTTGATAATGTCGAGAAGACGTTCAGAGGGACGGTGCTAGATGTATTTTCGGCTGTAGTGGCCGCCACACCTGTTGGCAATAAAAGCATTTGGAAGAGTCCGCAGGCTGCGCCAAAAGGCTACACGGGCGGGAGGCTTCGCGGTAACTGGCAGACCGCTATAGGTGCAGCCAAAACAGGCACGGTAGATCGCAAGGGCGGAGCAGGCCCTGACCGCGAAACAAGCAGCGCAGTATCAAGACTTAAATCATCCGACACAATCACGATGTCGAACAATCTTCCTTACGCCCATGCTGTAGAATATGGCCACAGCGCGCAAGCAAAGCGCGGAATGGTACGGGTAACATTGAGAAACTTCCGCAGACTTGTTGCAGCTAACGCGAGGAAGGCTAAAAGATGAGCGTATTTTTAGACATATCAGCCGCATTAGATGCGCGACTAGCGACTATGGGCAGCCTTCCTCCTGTCGAGTGGGAAAATGATAAATACTCACCGACCAAAGGCACTCTATATTTAAAGGCCGCGCTGCTCTCTGTTGATTCGGTTCAAGCCGAGCTCGGCGATACCGGAATGGATGAGAACGTAGGGGTTTATCAGGTCGATGTAGTGGCCCCGGCTGACAACGGGAAAAACGCTGGCATGGTGATGGCTGATTTAATCGCTAATCACTTTAAACGCGGCACCTATTTAACGTACAATAGCCGCACAGTTAGGATTGAAAACGTAGACAGATCAACAGCAATAATCGCAGACGGTTGGTACACAATACCGGTGTCTGTTAATTGGATAGCATTCACACAGGCGAGGTCTTAACAATGGCAAAGGCAACAGGCGCACGGTCAGAACTGACTTATAGCATCGAGGGGGTTTACGGCACCACCAACACCGTGAATGGAACGGCGTCAGGTGCCACCACTGACGCAACTGGCTACGCCATCGGGTCAACATCTATCACCATGGCAGCCGCAGGGACTGGAACGATCATTGTTGGTGATCTAATCAGCTTCGCAGGTGATACCCGTCAATACCCTGTGCTGACCGGAGATACTGACGTGTCTAACGGCGGAACTGTCGTTCTAAAGGCTCCAGGTTTGCTAGTGGCTATCCCTACGTCTGCAACTGCAATCACCGTAGCGCCTGCTCCTGCTATGACTGTCATCCCGCGCACAGGCGGCACACCGAACATGAGCAAGGAAGTATTCGAGAGCGCAGATATTCGCTCAGACCGTCAACGCTCAGACATGCGGCACGGCTGGCGCTCTGCTGCGCTCCCGCTTGCGTGTGAATTACGTCACGGTGAGTATGACCAACTGTTTGAGTCCGCCATGTATAGCGCATGGGTAGCGGATGTGCTGAAAATCGGAACTACCGAGACATCATTCAGCTTTCAGACCGCATTTAAAGATATTGGCCGCTTTCATGTGATGACCGGTGGCGTAGTAAACGAGACATCATTCAGTATCAAGCCAGACAGTATCGTGACCTGCACCTTCACCCTGGTTGGTAAGGACATGACCGTTAGCGCGGTAGACCTTGACGCGGCTCCAGCGCCTGCCGGAACTACCGAACCTTTCGACGCATTAACCGGAACAATCTCAGAGGGCGGTGGTTCAATCGCTATCGTGACAGGTTTGGATTTCTCAATCTCAAACAGCATCGAGGCGACCAAGGCAATCGGCGCAGCAGTAGCGGCGGAACAAATAGAGGGGCTTTGCGCTGTAACCGGCACCGTGACGGCTTACTTCGAGAATGATACATTGCTTGAGAAGTTCATTAATGAGACAAGCTCAAGCATCAGCGTAACTCTGACTGACCCCGCTTCTAATACGCTGACTTTTGACTTCCCGAATGTTCTCTATACCGGCGGAGAGGTGGCATTAAGCGGCACCGGCCCAGTCACATTGTCCATGCCTTTCACCGCTCTATATGATGCGACAGAGGCAACCACCATCAAAATCACAAGGAGCTAATAATGGATCTATTCGATCTAGCCTATGAAGATGTCGCAGTTATGGACATCAAAGGTCACGACGGAAAAATATTGGTGGACGAAGCCGGTAAGACTTCTACTATCGAGGTGTTCGGCCCTGATTCAGATGAGAAGATGCGAGCGCAGACAAAGTATAGGAAGGCGCTAATCTCAGCAGGTGGAGATCCTGATATGTCGATTGACGCGATGTGTCGGCTTCTATCTGACTGTACCAAGTCGATTAAAAACGTCACCTTCAAGGGGAAGCCTGCAACAGTAAAGCAGGCGTTCTCTCTGTATAAAGAGGTGACGATGGTTCGGGAACAAGTAGATACTTTCCTCGGTACAAAGGGAAATTTTACGAAGAGCGGCGCGAAGAGTTAAGGGAGTACATCCTTTCGACCTTCAAGCTGCAAGAGAATGTAGAGGGGGCTTCGATGGAGGCCCACCTTCGGAGCGTAGAGAAACAGACAGGGATTAAACCAGAAGGGCTAGAGGATAAAATTCCTCTTCCAATATGGGCGGGTGATATTTGGAATATGTATTGCGAGCTGTCTGAATACAGGGAGAGTGACGGGAAGATAAAGCCCACTGAAATAAAGGCATGGGCGAGCCTATCAGGCATCAGGTTATCAAGGATTGAATTCTTGCTACTCATGGACATCAACAAAGCATATTTAGAGAGCCAGCATAATGCCGAATGAAGTAGCGGGACTCATAATCGAAGCGAAGACAGCCGGAGTTGATAAGGCAAGTTCTGACCTTTCGCGACTGTCCACTCAAGCAGGGAAGGCGGGAAAAGCCTCTGATGGAATGGGGGAGTCATTCGATAGAACTGACAAAAAGACAAACACCCTATCCCGCTCAATGGGCGCGTTAGTATCTATCGCTGCCCTGGCTGGGATCGGGGCCAAGGTGATTGCAAGTCACCGAGAATTCACCGCAGCAATCAGCGACCTATCTGCAATTACTGGCGCGACTGGTGCTGATTTAGAATTCTACAATGAGCAAGCCAAGGACATTGGCGCTACAACCACACTCTCAGCAACGCAGGCGGCGCAAGCATTCAAACTGATAGCATCGGCAAAACCTGACCTGTTGAGCAGCAAAGAATCATTAGCGGCGGTCACACGCGAAGTTGTGGCGCTATCAGAAGCGTCAGGGGTAGAGCTAACGGCGGCAGCGTCAACGGTTGGTAGCGCGTTAAACCAATTCGGGGCTGATGCTGATGAGGCTAGTCGATTTGTAAACGTGTTGGCCGCTGGCGCTAAGTTCGGCGCATCCGAGGTAACAGATACTGCTGAGGCTTTACGGCTTGCCGGTACTGTGGCGAAGGGGGCAGGGCTTTCATTCGAGGAAACTAACGCAGCTATCCAAGCAATGGCGGCTGTGTCTCTCAAAGGAAGCGAGGCCGGAACGGGTCTGCGCGGAGTTCTACTCAAGTTGTCTACGCAGTCGAGGGATGAGTTTAATCCTGAGATTGTCGGCTTTACCCAAGCATTGCAGAACTTAGCCGATGCGAACCTTGATACTACGGCTAAAACAAAACTGTTTGGTCTTGAGTCAATCACGGCAGCAAATGCGCTTATCAATCAAGCCGATACTCTTGGCGGATTGACCAAGCAACTGACGGCCACCAACACAGCTTACGATCAAGCGTCCATCAGGACTAATAATCTTGATGGTGATGTAAAACAAATGGACTCAGCATGGGAGGGCGTTTCTCTGGTGCTTGGCGACACGTTTAACCCCGCGCTCAGGTTCACTGTCCAGCTAATGACCGACTCCGCAAAAGTAGCAAATACTCTTGCGCTTGAGATTGGCGACCTTGGAGACATGCTGGGGGCATACGCGGCAATCGCTGTATCTGTGGCGACCTTCGATCTTGACGGGGCATCAGCAATCATTGACGCGCGGAGAGAGGAAAGGAAGCTAATAGATGAGAAGATTTCAAAGATATGGGATGAAAAAGACGCGACGGAACAACTGACGGCATCCATTGCAGCTAAACAAGCAATCACGATGGAGCAGGTCGAGGAAGAAAAGACATCCAAGGCAAGTGGGGCAGAATCGACAAAAGTAGCAAGTTCTTTAGCAGAGCAAGAAGCCCTTCAAGTAATAGCCGATGACGCTCTATTCCTGCAATACGAAAGAGAGGACGCACAACTAACACGCACGAGAGAGATAGCAGAGGAAAAACTAGCTATACAGATGGATTATTGGAACAGGTTATATAACCTCGAAACTGGATCTCAGCAGGCAGGTCTAGACTTCGCCAACGCCATCAGGACAAACGACCTCAAAGGCGCATTACAGACCGGCGCTCTTGCCCTGGCTGGTGCCGCTAAACAATCCAGGGCAATGTTCAGCGTACAGAAGGCGTTAGCCCTTGCGAATGCCGCTGTAACGCTCCCAGATGCTATCATGAAGTCGTTTAACAATGGCGGCGGCTACCCGTGGGGATTAATCCCTGCTGGCCTTATGGCTGCACAGGGGGCGGCGCAAATATCAGCTATATCGTCATCATCATTCGGTGGTGGCGCAAAATCAACATCTGTCGGTGGAGGCGGCGGTGGAGGTGGTGCGCCTAGTTTGCCGCAGGGGGCCACTGCTACACCACAAGGTCTTGAAGTCGCCGCACCGCTGGTTACGCGAGAGCTAAGGGTAACAGTAGAGAGCGACGGGCCCAACTCGGACGGGATGCGCAAGTTCGCCGAGAATTTAGCTGATACAATCAAGGACATGGGCGGCAACTTCAATTTGGTGGTTTCATAATGGCTATAGCAACGGGCAGAATTGGATACAAGAACCTATTCACCACAACCGGCGTGACTGTTACTGAATCGGATGAGGTGGTAGGCTTTGAGAGTGAGAACGCATACGACTGGAAACAATACGATTGGTGGAAACAATCGGCACTGGGGACGAGCTGGTTACGCGCATCATTTGCATCCGCTAAGAGTGCTGATTATATGTGTGTCTTTGGGCATAACCTGTATTTGGTTGGCGGGTCTATAAAGCCTCAATACTCCACTGACGCGGGGGCAACGTGGCTAGACGCTACCACCGCAGTAACTCCGACTACATCAAAGACGCAGTTTATCGGCTTCACATCTGTTTCCGCTGCTGATTGGCGCTGTCTGGTAGTCACCACAACCGGTCAATCTATCATTTCTGGTATCATGATAGGCGAGGCGATGGTCTTTAATCGCGGCCTGCAAACTGGATTCTCTCCGGCCACCTTGTCACCTGATGTCGAATATAAAACCGGTAAATCAGAGATGGGCGTTAATCTCGGCGGCTCAGTGAAACGAACAGGAATCAGCGGTGATATCCAGCTCAAGAACCTAGACCCTACATGGGTGCGGACTGACTGGGAGCTAATGATAGACCATTTCAATCTCGGCTATCCTGCTGCGTTCGCGTGGGACTACGTTGACCACAACGACGAATCGGCGCTGATATGGGTCACTAAACAGATACCATCCCCTAATTACTCATCGACTCTATACATGGATGTGTCGCTGTCCTACGAGGGCATAGAATGAGCTACGACACAGAGAAAGCGAGGCTTGGTAGAGAGCCGCTCATTATTGCTGGGCTTGTAGTTGACTCATGCGCCGAGACCTACAGTGTTGCACCGTGTACCGCTGGGACGATATTAACCGGCACTGCTGTTCGTGCGCTCAACAATAAAATACAGTTGGATTCTAGCGCCTCGGCTGTTGCTGATGCTTACAACGGTAACGATATATCAATCACTGCCGGAACAGGTATCGGGCAGACTAGAGAAATCGGTGATTACGTCGTAGAGTCAGTGAACAATCGTGTCACGGACTCCGAGGATATCAGCACGTGGACGCCGAGCGCGGGAACCGTTGTAGTTAATGATATCGCCGCCCCTGACGGGAAGGTTACCGCCGATAAGATCGGGATGTCTGCGGATGGTACATTTCGCGGGTATAGAAAAACTTTCGTGTGCGACGCAAGCGCCACCCACACTATTTTCAGCTTTATCAAGGCGGGGACGTTAACCACCGTATATCTACAGGCCGATCTGGATACAGGCACCACCCGCATAGCATATGATACGACTACCGGAACCGCCTCATTGGTTGGGACAGCTAGCGCTTACGGAATGACGCTTATAGCGGATGGCTGGTGGATAGCATGGATGGTGGTAGATACCATTGCGGCGGAGACGTCGTTACAAATCAGGCTCCTGCTGGACACGGGGGTGATCGGTGACTACGCCTATTTCTGGGGCGTTCAGATGACCGTATCTAGCGCCGTTCTGCCTTACCTCCAGACATCCGGCGCAGCAGCAACCGAAACAATCCGCGAGGCAACCTTAACCACTAACTGGACAACCGTACCGGATAGCACCTCTGGGTACTCAATAAAAGATTTATCGAACGCCTGCTATAACACTCGCAACACATGCCAGGACATACCCAATTACAACAAGACCACGGAAGAATATAAATTCTGTCAGCCACTTTCAAGCCTGCCGATAGGTGAGCCACTATTTCCCGCGCTATATGGAAACGTGCAGAAAGCGCCTACCACTACCACAGGTGGAAAGGGTCTTGGTAATCGTGCTGTAGTCTCGGTTAAGATCAAAGATTTCCCACACCATGACAGAGGCGTCGATCCGTACTGGGCAACTAGAACCTTTGACGCTGAGACTCAGGGCACATTCTGGGGTAAATGGCTTGCTCGGAACATCTACTACGAGGGCCGGACGCTAAAGCTCTACTACGGATATAACGCCGATACCTTCTCTATCGCTGATTTTCAGGTTCAGGAATACGACATCACCGACATTTCCGGCCCTGATAATGGCATGGTCACGGTGACGGCTAAAGATGCGCTGATACGCACGTATGACAGCAAAGCCCAATATCCGGCAATCAGTAGCGGAAAACTGCTCGCAGACATAACCGATGTCGCCACCACGGCAACGCTGACCCCGACGGGGATAGGTAATTCAGATTACCCAGCTAGTGGTTACGTCTCTATCGGCAAGGAGGCTATGACCTTTACCCGCTCGGCTGATGTGCTTACGCTCACCCGCGCACAGTGGGGAACTGAGGCAAAGGCCCACACCGCCGATGATGTAGTGCAAATAAGCCCGACTTGGACGGATATAAACGTGGTGGACATGCTCTATGAGCTATTGGTCACCGGTGCCGGTCTACCTGTCTCGATGATACCGTATGACGACGGAGCCACCGGAACGCCTGAAAATTGGGATGATGAGAAATCCCTATGGCTATCAGCTTCTCTCGTGAATGGCATCCTGATGAAGCCCGAGAGCATCGACAAAATCATTAGCGAAATATCAGAACAGTTCATGTTTGATATTTGGTGGGATGCGACGACTCAGGAAGTTAAAATCAAAGCCCTGTCACCTGAGCCAAGCGGCGTAACGATTACCACGCTGACCGATGGTTACAATATCCTTGCTGACTCGGTGAAGGTAAAGCCATCATCAAAGCAGAGGTTAACAGAGGTTCAGGTCTGGTACGGGAAGCTAGATTATTCTGGGAATGATGACCTTGAGAACTACGGCCTAGCTCGGATATCGGCTGACACTTCACGAGCTGGAGCGGATAGGTACGGGGCAAACTCGATTAAAGTCATTCCGTCACGGTGGATTAATAACATATCGCAAGCGTCACAGCTATCAGGGCGTTTACTTGCGCGATTCTCAGACACTCCTAATATTGTCTCATTCAAGATAACTCCGAAAGACGAGGGAGCTATCACTCAAGCCGGACGGGTTCAGCTAGATACATGGAAGTTTCAGGATGTAAACGGTGCCAATGCACCGAAGAATTTTCAGATAACGAAAATCAGCGAGAATGACCACGGGAATGAGATTACTGTAGAATGTCTGACATCATCATTCAGCGGACGGTACGGGTTCGTTACGATTGACGCGGCACCAGACTACACGGCAGCGACGGAATCAGAGAAAGGGATATACGGCTACATCTGCTTGGGTACTGGTTTATTTTCTGACGGTTCAGAAGGATACAAAGTAATATGACGACGTACACGGCAATTCCTGATTCTGACATTGACCCAGAATCACCAATCACGACCACGCTGATGACTCGGATACGTGATAACCCTATCGCCATCACAGAGGGGGCGGCAGGCGCTCCACCGATAGCAAACGCTGCCCTTGCTGGCTACCCTTTCTCGGCATCAGCCGGTGACGTTACAGGGCTAGGCTGGGCGCTACTTGATTCATGGGTGCCGACGGCTGTAGCGTCCAAGGATTTCACATGGGATGAGTCGCTATACACCGACATCATGATCGTAACCGAGGGGATAATTCCTGCCACTGATGGGGCTACGTTCTCGCTACAGCTCGGGCACACAAACGGGACAGTATTTTTCACTGGCGCGTCGGACTATCTCTGGGTTGCATCCGGGCTTAGAACTGTGGATATGCCGAGGGCGGTAAACACCGACACAGCTTTTGAAATATCCGATAGATTATACGGTGTTGGCACCGCAGCTGGAGAAGGGCTCAGTTCGACGACGACATTATTAGGACTAGCGTCGGTTGTAAATTTCCCAGCGTTGCAGTCTGTGGCAACATATAAAGACACTGGGGGGGTTTACACCACGATCGAGGTGATAGGCCATGGGATTGATGCCGCTATGGATACAACGGTATTTGATGCTGTCAGACTGCTATGGAGCACCGGCAATTTCGAAGCTGCCGGTAAAGTCTGGGTATATGGTCTGAAGAGGGCTTAACAATGATGCAACGCGAACTAGCAGATGGAACAATACAAGACTTTACGCCAAAGGAAATGGCGGAGTATGAAACGGCGCAGATTAATAGTGCGACTGAAAAGGTAAAATTCGATGCTGATAAATGGAAGCGTGACAGGGCATCCGCGTATCTCCCAGACTCAGAACAGCTAGACATGCTCTATTGGGACATGAAGAACGGAACCACTACATTCATCGACCACCGTGATTCGGTGAAGGCTGTACACCCCAAGGCGGTGGCGTGATGTTCTCGCTAAGCGAATCATCGTTGAGAAATATAGACGGGGTTGATGGCGATCTTCTAAAAATAGCTAACCTAGCAATTACTATAACCACCGTTGATTTCGGGTACGGCAAAGATGCGGGGCTTCGGACAGCAGAGCGGCAGAATAAACTATACCGCGATGGGTCATCACACAAAGACGGATACAAGAAGACAAGCCGACACCAAGATGGGATGGCGATTGACTTCTACGCCTACTCTGACGGCGAAGCCAGATGGAACCACGAGTTATTGGCTATGGTGGCGGCAGCGCACTTACAGGCAGCGTCTATCCTCGGTATTAAAGTGGAGTGGGGCGGGCTGTGGGTATCTGAAAGCGGCGGCGTGTACGGGTGGGATATGCCGCACATTCAAAAGGTGGAAGAGTAATGGAAATGCCGTGGACATCGTTAATCAATAGCATATCCGGCCTAGCTGGAGAGTTCATCGAAGACAAGGACAAACGCAATGAATTGATGTTTAAGGTCAAAGAGCTTGAATTCTCTCTACGCGAAACTCTACTGGCCACTAAGACAAATCCTTTTGTCGATGGCTTCGTTAAAGTGCTGATAGCATTCCGTGACATCATCCTACCGATGCTAAGGCCGCTAGGGGCGTTCTATCTCTCTTACATGGGCGTTGATATAGCTCAAGGTGAGTTAGCAGCAGGGGCGGACGTTAGCGCGCTCTCAGGGGGGCTAGCAGCTGCATTTCCAGCGTGGGGCGCGTCTAGGCATGTGAACAAGAAGCATGAGGAAACGGAAAAGACCAAACGGCACATTAAGGAAGAATCTGATGAACCGTGGTATCCTTAAGCCTAACTAACTAGGGGAAATAACATGGGCGGTAAAGGTAGCGGAAGGGCAAAAGGCAGCAAGAACAAGCCGAAGCCCAAATGATTGATTATCTGACGTATGCTCTCTTGCTACTTGTGCTGGTTCAGCCGAGCATTGGAAGGGCGTACGTTGCTGGAGTATTTGCACTGTTCACGGCGGTTCATAACCTCTTCATGTACCCGCTTGACGGGATAGCCTACTACGCATCAGACGCAGTATTCTATCTGTTCGTGATAGCTGCAACCGGATTACTCACTGACGTGACAAGGTTCACAATTCAGTTACATCGAATTTGCATAGCGGCGATAATTCTTGACGCGCTCGGTTGGGTGGTATGGATGCTATACCTACCACCTGACGTGTATAATGTGGCTTTTATGGCACTATATGCGATAGCTATTGTGGTATTTATTCGCAGGGATGAAGCAGATGGAAGAGGCTATACGATGGATAACTGGGGGGATTATATTCGTGTCATTATTGGCTCGCGGAATCCTGCTCTACAAATCAGGAAAGCGCCGTAATGATGCAGAAAAACGACTTGACTCAATTTGTGACGGATGTAGCCGCGAGTCCGGCAGTTGCAAAACTTGCAGCGGCTTCGACTACAGGGATAGGGGTTAGCACTTTCCTTGGATGGATGGAGAAGGGCGTAGGCTTAACGGCTGCAATAGTCGGTCTGGCAGTTACCCTTGCCATCTACAGAAAGGTAAAGCTCGAATCCAGGGAATCCGAGCTGAGAATTAAGGTACTTGAGAAGCGCCTGTTGGATGATTAAAACTTAACAGTCCACACGAAAACACTAGATGCACCGATAGCATTGGCAAGCATATCTCTACCATGTTCCACGTTGCTGTTATGGTCTCTCAGCTCCTTCATTGTCCCGATATACATCATCACAGCGAACGCCTGCCAGGGCTTTAGACCGGCTGCGTGTAGAGCATGTGCGCCCAAAGCAGACAGCGCCATGTGTTTTTGTTTGTCCTGTTCGTGAATGAAATCGTCAGCTCCAGCGACGTTACAAGCCGAAAGCATAACCAGTGCAGCGGCAATCATTAATTTTTTCATTTACTTCTCCTTGTCTTGACTTCTGCCATATTAGCACAATCGACGCACATATCCACGCCAGGGACTGCAATCTGCCGTTCGCTCGGTATCTGTGTTCCACAGACCATACAATCATCTGCCGAGTCTCCAGCCGTGTAAGCCGGTCTAGCCGCTCGCTCAATTCGCCTGAGTTCGTCGAGTTGCTCTGTGTAATGCTGCGCAATGTCTGCAATGTCCATTTTATTCTCCTTGTTAGTTAGTGCTTACTGTTGAGATAGACAGAATCAGTATATTTCTATTTGCATAGAGTCTGTCTAACTCGTGTTATGTTGCATTTATCCGGTTTAGTGCAATATTGAAATAATACAAATCCAGCTCTATCCCAATAAAGCGGCGGTTTAATTTCTTACAGGCTACGCCCGTGGTTCCGCTTCCCATTGTGAAGTCCAGCACTGTCTCGCTTTCGTTGGTATAGGTTTTGATCAGGTATTCCATTAGGGCTACTGGTTTTTGGGTGGGGTGCTTATTCCCTTTTCCTTTTGGGTTTGCGATTTTAATCACACTTCGCGGGTTCCTTTTTCCGTCCAAGCTCTCAACAATTGCTCCCTTGAAGCCCTTTGTGGTTACGCCACCGCCGCTTGTCGTCAATCCCCTCTTATAAGGAGCCCCTTCTGTCATTTGCTTATTAAACCTGCACGGCGACCTTGACCCCGCCGCCGTGCCGCCATTTGTGAAAATTAATATATCTTCATGCACTTTTAACGGTTGGAAGTTTGAATGTTGCGGATTACTAGCGCTAGTTTTTTCCCAGACGATGGGATATTTGAACATCTTCATGTTGCTGCTTATCAGCGTAGTGGTGAACGGCTGGCTTGCCGTCATTACGATAGCCCCATTAGGCTTAATAACCCGCTTAAGCTGCACCCACATCGGTTCCAGCGGTATCACGCCATCCCATTTGCAGGCGGTAGTACCATAGGGCGGATCTACCAAAACCATATCAACAGACCCAT